CCCGGCGATGATCGTGCCGCCGGAGTCGATGATGACCGGCACCCTGAACCCGAACTCCTCGATCGACCGCGCGACAGCGGTCACGGCTCCGTCGCTGATCTGGCGCGGATTCCGCTCGTACTCCCGCAACCCCTCAATCGCCACCATCTCGATCTGCATCACACGACCTCCCTGCCACGAGCCCCATGCACACCAACGAGCTTCGTCGACCCCGTCTCCGTCCCCTCCGCGCCCGGGCGCTCACCTCGTCCGACCGCCCCGTTCCCTGTTTCCCGTCCGCTGCGCCATCCAGACCCATCCAGACACATGTTGTCCTTCCCGTTTCACCCAGTCATGTGTCGTCACGCGCCGCTCCTCTCAAACCAGCCCGCCAAGGCTCGCCAGCCCCTCGACCTCCAGGGGGTCGAACCCCACGCTTGCCCCACGACCGCGAGCGGGCACCCGTGGGCTACGATCGCCGCCCGGTTGGTGCCCGAGCACCACCCCGGACCCCGGTACGCCCAGAAACGCCCGGAACGCGTGGTGGGCCATTCGGTGGTGCGTCTTCCCGACGTACAAAGGCAGCCGAGTGGTTTCGCTCGGGCGGGAGCTTCTTTCACCTTCTTACCCCTTTCACCCCTCCCCCTCGCGTAGGCGCGGGCGCGGATGCACACGTGCGTGCGGGTAATGGGTGAAAGAGAGAAAGAAGAAGAGAAGTTATACGTAATCATGCGCGCGCGTTTTCCGGGTGACAGGGGAAAGAAGCCCGTTACACGCTGCCAGCGGCGTTTTCCGCACACCTTCTTTCACCCTTCCTTCTCCTTGTTTCTCCTTGTTGCTCGTCATCTTCTTTCACCCCTTCTTTCAACTTGTTTCACTCTCGTTCACCTCGAGGCGATAGACCATTCTCGTCCGGCCCTCGGTCGCAACCGCGTCAATGGTGATGTCGCCACGCTGCACAAGCGTCTCGATCAGCTCGCGGAAGCTCTTCGCGTCCATTTTCATGCGCTTGAGCAGCACGTGGTGGGGCAGGGCGCGGTCGGGCGACTCGCGCAGTTTCTTCAGCATCCGAAGGCACTCGGCATGGAACGGGTTGTCCGCCACGTGACTCGACGCCATGTAGAGCATTCGCCGGGTCTGATGCAGAACGAACTGCGACGCCCAGCCCACGGCCTCCCCCCCGATGCGTGGCGAACGGCAGTCCTCACTGATCGCGTACAGGAGGGCCAGCTTGCGGACGTGCTCGCTGAAACGGCCCCAGACGGTTGTGCCCACCGGATCGTTGCGCTGTTCCGCGCGGGCGTACTCCGCATCCGCCTCCTCGCGGGTCTCGACGAGCACGGCGAGGGCCTCGTCAGTCGCCTCGACGACGGCGGGAACCGGATGCCACTCCTGGAGGTTGCCCTTCCCGGGCGAATAGTCCGCCCACCAGCGGGCCGTCTCGACCACGCGCGGTGGCAGGTCGGCGATCCGCGCCTCCTGGCCGCTACCGCGCGGGCCTGATTCCACGATCACCATGCGAGCGAAGAAGCCGTTGGTGAGCATCCGTTCGGAGAGGGCCTCGTAGTAGTGGTTGGGGATGGCTGTGCCGAAGATGACCAGGTTGGGTTGATCGATCACCCCGGGCGCCGTCATGCCCGCCTTGCGGCGCATGGGGAACACGCTGTTCGATGACGAGTACAGGGTCAGCAGCGTGCTCATTACGCTCTCATGGCGGGCGTCCTTCGCCTTGTTGATCGACTGGAGCATCCCGTCGATCTCGTCGGTCTGAAACAGCATGCACGGGTTGACGAAGAGCGCGTCCTGCACGCCTTCGCCCGAAGCGAAGCGGTCACCCAGGCAGTCCACCAGCCCGGCCTCGTGCACGATCCGCGTGTTCACCTTGCGCGGGTGGTCCTTGCCGGCCGCCGAATGTGCCAAGCCGAGCACGTAGACGTTGGTGCGGGTGTCGCCGCTGTCGCGGACCTTGCGCCCGGCCAGGAACGCTTGCAGCGCCAAGGCGCCGCAGAAGGCCATCGCCGTGTTCGGGTAGGGTGCGGTCGCGAGCGAGAAGTCCATGACCTCGCCGATGAAGCCCGGCACGCGCAGCAGGTGCTCGGGCAGTGGCCCGGGATCAAGTGGGCGCTCGGTAGGGGGAGGGGTGTCCCCGCCGGCGTGCCCTGGCGTGAGCAGCCGGAACGCGGAGAGGTCGACCTCTTTCGCCGCCACCGGCTCCCCATCGCTCAGCCAGCCGCGGGGCCTCTCGTGTGGCTTGTCCGCGGCGTCGTCGACCTTGTGCCGCAGCTCCTTTTCCGACCACGGCGGTTCGCAGCGCGGGTTGTAGTGATCGATGAGCAGGCGGAGTGCGTGATCCGGTGCGAGCTCGAAGCCGTGGACAAGTGCCGTCGCCGCCGCATACGTGGCGTTATGGCCCCCTTCACCCGAGATGGCCGGCGGCATCGCATCCAGGTAGGCGATCGCCCGGCGCTCGATGTCCGCCGAGTCGCCAACAGCCCGCGCCGCCACCGTGACCGGGCGTAGGGGAGTATCCGTCGGCTGGCACGGTGTGATCGTTCCGTGCCGCTTGAGCAGAATCGCCTGCGCCAATGCATGGACGGCCTTCGCCAGCGCCGCACCATCCACCTGCGCCGGTTCGCCGGTGAGTATGTCGTATGCCTCGCCGGATGGATGGATGCTCGGCCCGACGACGGTCTGCAGGCCGGTGCTGCGGAGCTCGACCATCATCGATCGGCTCGTCGGATCGGTGTGCTTGGCCGTGACCGCCCCTTCGGCGATGTACCAGCGATGCGAGCGCGGCGCGCCGACCCGCCCCGTGACCGCGTCGGTGGGCGGCAGATAGGCGTCCGCGAGCTCCAGGGCCTCGGGACAGTCGAGGTCGACGTCCGCAAGCCACCCGCTGGGCTCGCCCAGCAGCAGACCGATGTTGCCAGCTCCGTTGAAGTGGCGCGGCAGGTCGTCCTCCGCAATGCGGAGCTGTTGCCAGCCCGGCAGGCGCGGGCCCTTCTCACGCAGCGGGATCGGCACGGGCATCCAGCCGCGCTGCCGATAGCTTCGGGCTGCCTCCAGGGTGTTCTCGCAGGCTTGGATCATGCGTCTTGCCAACCGCCTCGGGGAGCGAATAATCGTGTGCCGATGGTCGAGGGCTCCAATCCCCAGCGGGTAGTCGCCGTGCTTCGCCGCGCGAGGTCGCGGTGGCTCTGCGACGACTGTGTGGCAGCCCGCGCCGAGATCACGAGTCGCATCGCGATCAGTCCGATCGCCTCCGCGCTTGGCCTCACGTCTGACTTCGAACGCCAGAAGGACATCTGCTCATACTGCCAGGAGCACAAGCTCGTCACCCGCACCCGCCGCCGTTGACTCCTCAGAACGGCACGTCGTCGTCGCTAGAGTCGCCATCATGGCCGGCCCCCACGGCCGCACCGGGCTCCAGAATCGCACCCAGCACATGGCCGACGATGCGGTCGTGCTTCTCGCCCTCCGTCCGCGCCACCGTGATCCGCAGCGTCGGTGCCAGGGCGCCGCATTCGGCCCGGGCGACCGCCTCCTCTGCTGTCTGCGGTACCAAGTCGTGAGACCGCCGCCGCCACCATTCCTCGGCCTTGGCGCGCGGATAGCCGTGGTGCTCGAAACAGACCCACTCGCTCACGTACTCGTTGAGGCCAACGCGGTACTCAACACGCATCGTCCGCGGCGCGTCGGGTGGTGCTCCCCGCTTTTCATGCACAGCGTAGAAGACGTCCCGAACCTCGTGCTCGATGTAGATGATCTCGCCGGCGAGGATGCCCTCTGTGGTGGCCGACGCCTCATGCTTCTGTCGTTGCGGCGGTGGGAACTCGTGCCCGCACTCCGGGCAGTTCGCGTATCCCGCGGCGACCACCGCACGGCATTGCGGGCACTCCTTCGCCGGCGCAGCCCCGCTGCCATTGCCGCCGCAAGCGCTGATGCGGAGCTGATCGACCGGCCCGTGACGCAGGACGTTGCCGCCGAAGTCCAACACGAGGCAGTCGGACTTTCCCGGATGCAGCCGGAAGCCGCGGCCGACCATCTGGTAGAAGAGACCCGGCGACAACGTCGGGCGCAGCAGTGCCACACAGTCGATGTTCGGTGCGTCGAACCCCGTGGTCAGCACGTTGACGTTGCACAGGTACTTCAGATCGCCCTCGCGGAAGCGACGGATCAGCTCGTCGCGCTCGAACGGCAGGGTCTCTCCGCACACGAAGCCGCACTCGACCGCATGTCGCGTCCGGAACACCTCGGCGATGTGCTGCCCGTGCCGCACACCGGCGGCGAAGATCAGGACGCTCGCCCGGTCCTGGGTGTGCTCGACGATCTCGCGACACGCGGAGAGGACGAGGTTGTCGTCGTCCATCAGGTCCTCGACCTCGCCGGCGACGTACTCACCCGCCCGGACGTGCAAGTTGTTCGTGTCCGGTTTGAGCGTGCCGGCCTTCGTGCGCAGCGGGCACAGGTACCTCTGCACGATCAGCTCGCGGACGCCGATCTCGTAGCAGACCTCGTTGAGCACGTTGTCCGGCCCGCAGATCGCCCCGCTCTTCATGCGAAAAGGCGTGGCCGTCAGACCGATCACCCGCATGCTCGGATTGATGACGCCCAGATCCGCCAGCAGCGTGCGGTACATGCCTTCGCCGTCCGGCGGGATCAGGTGCGCCTCATCGACGATCACGAGGTCCACGGGCCCGACGTCGCACGCCCGTTGGTAGGCGCTCTGGATGCCGGCGATGGTGACCGCGTAGCCTAGGTCGCGGCGCTTCAGGCCGGCCGAGTAGATGCCGACCGGCAGGTCCGGCGCGACCGCGTGCAGCTTCTCCGCCGCCTGTTCGAGCAGCTCCTTGACGTGCGCAAGGATCAGCACGCGCCCGTTCCATTGCCGCACGGCGTCGCGGCAGATCGTCGCCAGCACCGGCGTCTTGCCACCCGCGGTGGGGATCACCACGCACGGGTTGTCGTTGCGCGTGCGCAGGTAGTCGTACACCGCGTCGACGGCTTCGCGCTGGTATGGGCGCAGGATCAATGCGAGTCTCCACCGAGGGGCGCCCTAAGACGGGGCGTGATTCACCGCCGTGGCCGGCCGCTCCCACGGCGGCGTGCTTCCGCTTGCTGCTGCCGTCGGCCTCCGCGGCGCAGCGCCGTCCTTGCACTCGTACGCCTTGACGACGTTTGCCAACTCGCCGTTGTCGTTGCGCTTCTTGTGCGCCACGGTGATGATGAGCGGGAGGTCGTGCAGGTCCACGGTGTCCTTCGGCGTCATCACGCGCACCGCGCGACAGATGGCCGACAGCTCGGCGCGGGCCAGCTTCACCGCGGTCGCGTTCGGGTTGTCGAGGTTCAGCCGCGTCCAGACCAGCCGATCCTTGTATTCGCCTTCGATCACCTGAAACGTGAGTTGGAGGTAGTGCCCCGTGCCGTTCTTCGTCGGCTTGAACTCCGACTCGCTGATCGCCGCCAGGTACTTGCCGGCGGGGATCGGGTCAAGAGAAAACTTGGGATCGATCTGACTCGCATCGAATCCGTTTAGGGTGGTCATCATTCCGCTCCTTGCGTTTCAGGTTGGTCGTTGTTCTCTTCCGTTTGTGCAAGCGGGTTCTCGCCGCGCAGGAAAGCGCATGGCGACGGATGTTGGTTGGACGAGACGCGGGGCGTCACGCCGTGGCACTCGGAGCGACCTCGGCCATCGGACCCGGAGACGCCGCCCGCACACAGAACGCGCTCTCGCCGAACTCGCGCGTGACGTACCCGGTGAAGATCCGACAGATACTGCGACCCACCTCGCTCGACGCGTCCACGCTGCAGACGTGCCCCGCCTCATCGATTGAGTACGTCGCGTCCATGCGCACCGTCGATTCGCCGAAGAGGCTCTCCGCACCGAGAATGGCCAGGTGAAGCGTCTCCTCGACCGCCGACATCGAGACCGACTTGTCGAACACGTAACGGTAGTGTGAGCGTGGCATGGTCCAGCTCCCGGTCCTGACGACCATCTCTACTACTTACTTACGCGGACACGGCGAGGCCTGGCTTGTGTTTCACCCGCGTACTCGTCGATCCCGGCGTCGGTGAACAGCTCCCGGAGGACCGCAACGCGACGACGGGCGCTGGCGCGCGTGATCCCCAGCCGCCTCGCGGCCTCCAGGAGCGTGCCGTTCATCAGCAGGTTGGCGAGTCGCCGGTCGTCTGGTTCGAGCTTGTCGATCGCCCCGGTGAGATCGGTGGCCAAGTCGCGCGGCGATTCGGCAACGGCGAAGTCGGCGAGCTCGACATCACCCCTGGACGCACGCATATCATCGAGCGAAGTCACCCGGCAGCAGTGACGCTTCGTCGCTGTGCGGTGTCGGATGACGGAGGCCAGCTTGTTCTCGACGATCCGATTGAGGAAGGTGGTCATGCTCCCGCGCCTCGGGTCGAAGTGCCTCATCCGCTGGAGGACATGGAGCTTCAGTTCCTGTTGGATGTCCTCGTAGTCCGAGCGCGTGAAACCGCAGCAGCCGATCAGTCGCCGTGCCTTGTGCTTGATCAGATTCGATGCGTATCCCGTGAGGTCGGGAAGTTCGTTCGCACCCATGTTTTGCTCCGCGCGGCCGGCGAGGAGGCGTGGGTGCCGATCGACATCGAGCGCAAAAGAGCGGAGCCACTGCGGGTTGCCGATGTCTTGGCACCCACGATGGCTCCGCTGTGCGGCCGCCTGTCGTGCGGTTCGTCTGTGTCTGGGAGGCGCTACTTCGCGCCCGTTGTCTGACTTACGTGCATTGTGAAGGGAAGACCGTGCTTGATCGTCAGGACGTCGATGACGCCGTCACCCAGGCGATCAAGCTCATCAAACAGCTCAAGGACATGTGCCTTGAGTGCGAAGTCGGCGAGCGCGCGCTCGTCGCGAGGAGCGTTCTGCCCGCCGAGCTTGACCTCGCGGACCACCCTTGGCGGCGGGTTGAGTACCGGATCGCCGGCACGGACGAGCAGCGTTTCGATTCGTCCGAAGCCCAGTTCCTGCATCAGCTCGACCATCCGGCGGCGAGGCGCGGACAGGTCCGACTTGACTGCGATGGTGCTCATTGCCGAGCCCTCCAGTGCCACGTCGTCCCCGGCAGCGGGCCCGGCACGGCTTCTTCCGGGGCGACGGCGGTCTACGTCTGGTCGCCGGGCTGCGCTGACGCAACTCCGGCGCCACACGGCGCGTGGCATTGCCACACGGCGCGTGGCAGTTTGTTAAGTTGCCCAGTCGGGGTAGGGTTCGGCGACGTAAGTGATGTCGCGACCGGTTGTTAAGTTGGCCTCAAGGTGGTGGGCCAGTGGGGAATCGTGCTTCCCGACGACGGTGATCGCGCGAGAGATGGCCATCGAGATTCTCTTGCGAATGCGCTCCGCATCGTCTCCGGCGATCCTCGCCCGACCACCGAGGCCCGTCGAGGCCGACAACTCCGTTGCGAGCTTGTCCTGCTCCCCACGTAGGCGCTCTTGCCGGCTCTCATCTCCGTGGCGCTCCGCCTCTGCGATCTCCGTCTGCAGAGAATCGAACCGCTCCCGGAGGGCGAGTCGTGCACCCTGGTCCAGCACTTCGCCCGCCGAGCCGGGGCGTGGCGTCACGCCCATCCGCGCTATGCGTGCATCGAGATCGACGACGCCGAGGGGCCGCCGGGGACTCAGAATCGCCTCGTGGATGTATGCGAGGCCGCTGGCTTCGGCATTCGAGATCCGAGTCACCGGCCCGCCGTTGAATCGGAGCGTCCACACCTCACCCTCGCGGCGGAACACGTTCGGCTCTTCGACATTCGCTCCAGCGTCGGAGACACGCACCGTTCTTCGGAGGACCTTGATGACCCGCTCGAACACAGGAGAGCGCCTCAACGAGCCGTCGCCGGTGGTCTCGGTGCACTCGGAGAGGGGCACGACACACACGCCACGGCCCACCAGCATCGGGGCCAGCCCTGCGTCTGTGATCGCGCCCGGCGTGAGCACGATGAAAGGCCCGCTGGCTTCCACGGGCAGGTGTCGCAGCGAATCGTGCTGCAGTGACTGGTCCGGCTGGATGGACAACCACACGGGGCAGGTCGTCTGATTGGTCGCACGCCACGTGCCGATGCGATGTCGCCCCGCTGACTGCGTGGGTACGAAGAGCTCCGCCTTGAATCCGAACGCCGCACACAGGAGCCCGGCCAGCTTGACGACGTCGAGCCGCAGAATCGTGATCTCTGGAAGTGTCAGGTCGAAAGGCGGTTCGCCGTCTGGATGAACCGCTCTGTACCACCCGGCCCCGTGGTCGACGATCCGATAGGGCTCGCCATGCGCAGAGGGGTACACCGTCGCCAACACTCCGGTAGGCCGCAGCAGGTGCCTCTCGACCCAGGGATAGTCGTCGCCGAGCCAGCGCTGCCACTCGGCGCGAACTGCCGACAGGCCGGGAGTCTGCTCAAGCGCCCGCCAGAAATTCTCAAGCGGCTGCATCAGCGGCGTGCTCCTGAGCGCGAATGAAGCCGCGCCTGGACAGCCAATCCTCGATGAGCGCGGAATCGCTGTCACGCGTGTAGAGGGCGATGTTCGGGGCCTTGATGGTAACGACTCGCGGTTGGCGAGAGTCCTTGAACTTCACCTCGAAGGAAGCACGGATGATCCGAGGCGACTCCGGGAGCTTCCGGCCGCGGGCCTCGTACACGGCGAACAGGTCGCCCGCTTTCCGACACTCGATCTCGCCGTGGGCGCCTCCCCAGTAGAAGTGAATCTCTCGAAGGCGAGCCCAGTCCATACCGGGAACGTCGCCACATAGCAGCGAGTCCTTCCCGTCACGGCGCAACGGTGCAAGGTCGTACTTGGCAGTGTCCGGGAAGCAGGCTGGGTCCCCGAACAGGCGCTTGCCGAAAACTCCGCGGTACAGTGACTTCTCGCTCGGCGTGCTGGAGTGGATGCGGATCTCCCCTACCTGCACATCGTACACGAGCACGTCGTACTTTACCGGTCGGTAGTGCACGCTCGACGGCTTGCCGTTCTCGATACTTTCTTCTCGGCGGTAGGGCGAACCGTGCCGGATCAGGAACCACACCCCGTCGTCCTTGGGGAAGGGAAAGACCCTAACCCCCCGGCCACGTCGCCGCTCCTGGAACCACTCATCAAGATCGCGTTCGAGAGAGCGGCGGACCCTGTCAGTCGGCTTCTTGATCTTTGGCGGCGTCGCGCTGCTGCAATGAAAGCACTCGAACGAGCGTGTGCGCACGATGAACTGCTCGGCGTGCTTTTCCTGGACGACTTCCGGGTCCAACACCCACATCTGCACAGCGACGTCCGCGGGCGACTGGTCCTCGCTCCAGCTGAGTGCGAGTGAATGCTCGGCCGCCGCATTGAGCAGGGCGTCCATCCCCTCGTCCGTCGACATTTCATGCACGTAGTACAACGCGTCGATCAGCTCTGGAGGCGTGTCTGTGTCTGGGGTCATCAGGATCGAGGCGAGCTTCTGGTAGTCGATGCTCTCGGCAGCGGCCTTTGTCGGCAGCTTCAGGCCGCGAAGAGCCAAGAAGTCGCGAAACGGGGTGAGGAGTGTGATGAGGTGTTGGGCACGAACAGCCCGCAGGCTCTCAGGACTGCTGAATCGTCGGAAGTTGAGTGTAGCCAAGGACCAGCCTCCTTGCCGGTCCCGCGCCCCAGCAGAGACCGGCATCTGAGTTTCGCAGATGCAACATGCCATGTCCCTCCTCGGGGTCGGAGTCTACTGCGCCCTCTGGCGTGTGTCCATACCGGATGGTTAACACCACATCTTGTGGATTCTGTCAGATCGCCTAGGCTAGGCTCCCTGTCGCATTGCACAGCTCCCCCCACATCCGCCGCTGCTTCCGCCAATCGGGTACGAGCGTGATGGGGCGGAGTTGCAGCTCACGGATGGGGTCGCGGCCCGATTCGATCGGCGGCAGGAACAGGAGGGCCTCCTGGATGTCCGAAGCGAGGTTGAGGAGGTTCATGACCTGCGTGATGCGGGCGCGGGTGACGTGGCCGAGGCGGGCGAGCTCGGCGTAGTCCCGCACCTCGCCGGACTCAATCAGCCGCCGCATCCGGACAGCGAGCGCCATCAGCCTCGCGACCCGCGGCACGCGACCGAAGACCTGCGGCAGCTCGGGCGGTGGGGCTGCCCCGTCGCGAAGCTCCTTCCGCCCCCGACGCGACCGAGCGAAGTGCACGGTGGCCTGCGCGGTGATCCGACCGTCGCGTCCCTCGGCAACCACCACGTTCATGCAGCCTCCTCCGTCGCTCGCCGGGCCAGCGACTTGATCCCCGTCGGTCGGAACGTGACGGCCAGCGTGCCGGTCGTGCCGTCGTAGTCGACGCGCTCGACGAGCAGCCGAATGACCCGGGCCTGCTCATGCGGCGTCAACGACTCCCACACCGGGTCGAAGAGCGAAAGCGCCTGCACGACCTCGCTCTCGTCCACGAGCTCGCTGCGGAGGGCGAGCTGTCGTTGGCGAACCTCCGTGAGCCGTACCTCCAACCGCCGCAGCTCGTCGCGCTGACGCGCCGCCTCCGCCCCGTTCGCCCCCGACGAAGCCCCGCCTCGTTTGAGCGCCTTGCCGAGCCGCCCGATGTTCCGGGCGAGCGAGCGCTCCTCGCGTTCGAACTCAGCGATGGCCTTCTGACTCTGCAACCGCACCTGGCGGATCGTCTCCACGAGCACGGCCGGGTCGCGACCGATGCTGCGGATCTGCTCGACGACGAATCGCTCCAACTCGCCGGCGGGCACGGACTTCGACGGGCACGTGTACCACCCGCGCTTCATGGCCTTGCCGCACACGTAGTAGCGGTAGCGCTTCGGGCCCTTGGACGAGGTCGAGTGGATCATCGCGCAGCCGCATGGCACGCAGCGGAGCAGCCCCTTCAGCAGCGCCCCGTACTTGTTCTTCACGATCCCGCCGCCGGTGCGGCCGTTGCGCTGAAGCAATGCTTGCGCCCGCTGCCAGACACCGGCGTCGACGATCGCATCGTGCTCGCCGTCGTACAGGTTCTCGCGGTGCCTGACCTTCCCCAGATACACCGGGTTCGTCAGCAGCCGGTACAAGGTGACCTTGTCGAACGGTTTTCCGCCGACCGCCGTACCTTTACGGGTGGTCCACTGCTTGGTCCCCCACGCGCGGCGGTCAAGCTCCTGGAGCACCGGCGCGATCCGTTCGTGCTCCAGGTACAGCTCGAAGATCGCCCGCACGCGGACCGCCTCGTCCTCGTTGACGACGGGCCTCGACCCGCCCGGACTCGTGACCAGGTCGTAGCCCAGGAGCGGTTTGCCGCCCATCCACTTACCCTTGCGCCGCGCCGCCGCGATCTTGTCCCGCGTCCGCTCCGAGATGATTTCCCGCTCGAACTGGGCGAAGCTCAGCAGCACGTTGAGCATCAGCCGCCCCATCGACGTGCTGGTATTGAACTGCTGCGTGACGGAGACGAACGAAACGCCGCGCCGCTCGAGCACATCCATGATCTTCGAGAAGTCGATCAGGCTGCGGCTGAGCCGGTCCACCTTGTAGACCACGATGCAGTCGATCTTGCCGTCCTCGATGTCGGCCAGCAGGCGTTGGAGCGCCGGGCGGTCCATGTTGCCGCCGGTGAACCCGCCGTCGTCGTAGCGGTCGGGCAGGTACACCCAACCTTCGTGGCGCTGACTGGCGACGTAGGCCTCACCCGACTCCCGCTGGGCGTCGAGCGTGTTGAAATCCTGTTGGAGCCCCTCCTCGGTGCTCTTTCGCGTGTAGATCGCGCAGCGGATCTGCTTGGCGCGTTGCTCGGGCTCGCGGGTTTTCCTACTCATGTACTGCCTCCCGCCGCCGCTTCGGCCTCGCGGCCGTCGAGGCCCGCCCCGCCGTTAACCGGCTGGCGTCGGTCGGCTTCTTCTTCGGCGTTGCGGCATCCGCGGCTTGGGCTGCCTTCGGCGTTGCGGCATCCGCGACTTGGCCCGTCTTCGGCTTGGTGATCTTGAAAAACAGCAGCCCATTCCAGTGCGAGCCGGTGATCAACTTGGCGATCGCGCTGAGCGAGCGGAAGACCTGGCCGTCATACTCGAACCCGTCGTCTCGGATGACCACGTGGTAGGCCTGCCCCCGATACATGCGCGTCAGGACCGTCCCCGACGGCGGAACGCGCTCGTCCGCGAGCGAGGGCGTGGGCTTCACCCCGTGGCCACCGGACCCGCCAACGCCGGCCCCGCAGCCCCGACCGCCCCTCCCGCTCCCACCGCCGCATCCCGCAGCCGGGGCCCACTGCGGCGCCCGGGGAGCCGTCGTCCGCAGGTCGGCGTCGCGGGCCAAGAACTCGGCCCGGCGTCGGGCCCGCTCCGAGAGGTCGCCCTCGGCCAGCGACTGAATCCTCCACGCGATCCGCTTGAAGAGGAAGTCCTTGTTGCCGGCCCGCGTGGGCTCGCCGAAGACCGCCTCGTACTTCTCGCGGAGCTCGCGGACGGTCATCCGCCTCAGCACCGCGATCTCTTTCCCGATGTTCAGCGCCATGCGTTCTCTCCGTAAGTCCCGCTCTCGCAAGGCGTTAATCCTCGACTCGAGGCCTCGGGCGAAGCCCGACGGTTGCCCAGCAACCGGTGCCGCACTGCGGCACGCCGCGTGTCAAGGAGCGATCAGGGCCACTCCGTTCGGAAACCTCAAGCCGAGAGTCGCCGGATTCCTCCGAGATTCCCGACCCGCGTAGGGGTGCCGGGGGCGTCGACCCGGCGCCGCGGGACGACCTCCGGCTCAGCCGGACGGCGGGGACCGTGGCCGCGCGCTGTGCGCGCATACGAACCACGCCCGTCGCCAGGATGGCGGCCAGCTGCAACAGGCACTGTTCTGGTTGGAGTACGTCGGGATCGCCAAGTGCCGTGGGGTGCGTCCTTACAGCCGGGACGGTGGGATAGGCCGGGTCGCTGGGATTGGCGGGGGCGGTGGGAAGGCTCTGGCCAGCGGGGACGGTACATGCAGAGCGCGCTGCTCGACGCGCTGCCTGGACGGGATGCCCGGGGCCTGGAGAAGGGGCGGACTCGGCGGGGGTGCCGCGATCAGCGGCGTGGAGTGCAGCGGTGGGACTGCCGTTGTCCGACAGGCCACGACGCGTAGCCATCGGCATCCTCCGAAGAGTCGACGCCGACAACCACCTCCGCTCCGCGGCCAGTGTGTCGTCCGGCAACCTTGGCTGCCCGCCCAC